GTCAGATGCTAAACACAAAGTCGTCATCATTGATGAGGCAGATAACACAGGAAACGACGTACAACTCCTCTTACGGGCGTTTATTGAGGAGTTTGCTGGTAATTGCCGATTCATCTTTACCTGCAACTACAAAAATAAAATCATCGAACCCCTCCACTCCCGATGTGCAGTCATTGACTTCTCTATTAAAGGAAAAGAAAAAACCTCATTGGCAGGATCCTTCTTCAAACGTTTACAAAACATCTTGGATGCGGAAGGTGTACAATACGATCCTAAAGTCCTTGCAGAACTCATCAACAAACACTTCCCAGACTGGAGACGAGTTCTCAACGAATGTCAACGATACTCTGTAAGTGGACAAATTGATTCTGGAATTCTCGCTACGTTCTCCGATGTTGCTGTAAATGATCTCCTTCAGAACCTTAAAGAAAAGAACTTCCCTGAAGTTCGGAAGTGGGTTGTCTCTAATATGGATAATGATACTACTCTATTGTTGCGTCGTATTTACGATGCTCTTTATAGCACCCTTGAAAACAATAGTATTCCTGCTGCTGTGCTTGTTCTTGCTAAGTATCAGTATCAGAGTGCGTTTGTAGCAGATCAAGAAATTAATATGCTTGCTTGTCTTACTGAGTTGATGGTTGAGTGTAATTTCAAATGAGTTTATTGAAAATCAATAAGGCATCTCTTTATGAGATTCCTGTTAAGACCACTCCAGAGAATGTAAAAGAAGCAAACGAAGGTTTGTTCCGTGCTAAAATGACTCTACCTGCTGCCGCAAAGCATTGTGGTATGACGCAGAAAGAAATGAAACTCACTTTTTTTGAGTATTTGAAGTATCACCCTAAAGATTATGAAAACCTTTCCTCTTAAAACTTGTCTGCGATATCCTGGAGGTAAATCAAAGGCAACGAAAACTCTTGCGCCATGGTTTCCTAAAGACTTTAAAGAATATCGAGAACCATTTATTGGTGGTGGTTCTGTCGCAATTTATACGACGCAAGCATATCCAAATGTACCGGTTTGGATTAATGATTTGTATGTTCCTTTGTATAATTTTTGGATTCAACTCAGGGATCGTGGTGAAGATCTGTCCACCGTGTTGAGTGGTATTAAGACGAAAGTTTCTGATTATGAAACTCAATCTGATAGAGATCAAGCACATAAAGAATTATTCAATCAAACAAAAGTAGATATTAACAATCAAGATGGATTAGATCGTGCTGTAAGTTTTTTCATTCTCAACAAATGCAGTTTCTCTGGACTGACAGAAAACAGTACGTTTTCGCCTACCGCATCTCGTTCTAATTTTTCTTTTGTTGGCATTGAAAAACTCAAGGAGTATTCTCAACTCATTAAGAATTGGAAGATTACTAATCTTGATTATTCTGAGGTGATGAATGCTCCTGGTAAGGATACTTTTGTTTTTCTTGATCCACCATACGACATTAAGGACTTCCTTTATGGTAAGGATAGGGAAATGCACAAGTCTTTTGATCATGATGTTTTTGCAGAGAACGTTTATAAATGTCCTCACAAATTTATGATTACATACAATCTCAATGAACGATTGACTGAAATGTATAAGGAATATTATCTTCGGGAATGGAAACTTAGATATTCGATGGCTCATCGTGGAGAGAAGGGTACGGATGAAAATATAAAGACGGAACTATTAGTTACTAACTATCCAACAGAAACAAAAAGCATTATCGATACACTTCTATATGACTGAACTTAAAGATTGGTTAAATTCTATCAATCAAACAAAGCAAAATTTGATTGATGAAGATCCTTCACTTGAGAAGGAATATCCTCCTTATGTCGTTAATCGTTGTTTCTCTGGACACATTGATTGTGTGATGTTTGCGAATGAAATCAATCAGTATCATTTTCTCCCCAAGAAGATGCAATATGATTTTTTGCTAAATAGTCTGAGGAAAAAGAAGAGATTTTCTCCCTGGCTCCGACAAGATAAAATCAAAGATCTTGATTATGTTAAACGTTACTATGGGTATAGTAATGAGAAGGCAAAACAAGCTTTGAGGATTCTTACTAAAGAACAACTTACTTTTATTAAATCGAAATTTGAAACTGGAGGAACAAAATGAGTGTCGTTCAAGAACCTGAAGTGAAGTGGACGCCCGACCAAATGGTAGAAGTGATTCTTAATGAACCTGATGACTTTTTGAAGGTTCGTGAAACTTTGACCCGTATCGGAGTTGCTTCAAGAAAGGAAAAGAAAATCTATCAGTCTTGCCATATTCTACACAAGCAAGGTAGATATTATTTGGTTCACTTTAAGGAACTGTTTGCTCTGGATGGCAAACATGCAAACCTGACTGTTAATGATGTTCAACGTCGTAATCGTATTGCTCAACTGCTTGCCGATTGGGGGTTGATTGATATTGTGGATGTTACTAAGATTCAGGACATTGCTCCTTTGAATCAAATCAAAGTTCTTTCTTATAAGGATAAGGGAGACTGGATTTTGGAAACCAAGTACAATATTGGTTCCAAAAAGAAAAAGGTAGAGGATGCCGAATAAAAAGAGGACGGGTTTCCTACCCGTCTTTTTTATGGAAGTAGTATAATTATATACGGATGCCGAAAGGATCCACAAAACACAAACTCGCTTTAAAAAGGAGCTACCATAATGACTAACCTTGCAACTTCTAGGTTTACACATGCAGATCTTCCTGCTTTGATGGACAGGATTACCCGCAATAGTATTGGAATGGATGAGTACTTTGATCGTTTGTTTCATATTCATGAAACTACTTCCAATTATCCACCATACAATCTTGTGCAAGTCAGCAATGTAGAATCACGACTTGAACTTGCACTTGCTGGATTTAAAAAGAACGAAGTCTATGTTTATACCCAAGACGGTAAACTCTTTGTCGAAGGTCAAAAGGAAGATAAAGAAACGGACACTAGGTATGTACATAAAGGTCTAGCTCAACGGAGTTTCACACGTTCCTGGACACTCTCTGATGATACAGAAGTTAGATCAGTTGATTTTGAGGATGGACTTTTGAAGATTACTCTTGGCAGAATAGTTCCAGATCATCATAAGAGAAAAGATTATCTCTAAATAGAACTGAATATCGTCGGCGCAGGGAGGTAACTGGCACAATCCAGTTGACACCTCCCCTTTTTATTGCTAAAATGAATTGAGGATAGAATTTAAAATGTCAATCAAACTTGCACTATTAAAGTCTGGAGAAACCATAATTTCTGATATTAAGGAATTATTTTCGGAAGAAAAATTTTGTGGTTATTTGTTTAATGATCCACATAAGGTTGAATATAGGAGACCAGTTCTTTTGATCGAAGAGAACGATAACGGTCCATCTGGAGAACTACAGATTTCTTTATCTCCATGGATTATTCTTACAAATCAAACTCAGATAACTGTCCCGCCAGATTGGGTTGTAACTGTTGTAGATCCAATTCAATCAATTCAAGAAATGTACGAAGGTAAAGTAAATCATGAAGAACATCAAGTGTCTTTTACTGAAGAGTAATCAAGTTGTCGTATCAGAAGTTGAAGAAATTGTCGCAGAACTTGGAGAACCAGATTGTAAACTCATCAAACCATTTTTGTTAAATGTTGAAACTTCTGAATTGACTCAATGGTTGGTATTCACAGATCAAACTGAGATGATGATTAGATCTGATGATGTGTTAACCTTTGTAGATCCAAATACAGAGACTCTTAAAAATTATTTGGATATGCAATGAAAGTATTGAGTATAGATTTGGACTACATCATGGGTCCAACAATCCAACTTTATAATGGATTGTTTTATAATGATAATCCAACAATTAGATGGAGAGAACTATTTTCAAAAAGTGATTTTAAAGAAAACCACTTTTACATAGATCAATCTAATTTAATGTTTTGTTTTAATGTATTTCTCAAAGCATTAAAAAATTGTCAAAGTGTAAGTTTTGGATATGAGCATGATTCCATTCTCTTCTCTATCAAAGATTATTCTGATATCGACTTAATTAATATCGATCATCATGATGATGTGTTTGGTGGAGACTATACCAATACAATGCCTGATGAACATGCATACTCTAAAGAGTATTTTGAAATTAATAATGATAATAGAGTTCACGAAGGAAATTGGGGGGCATGGTTGGCAAGTAAAAATAAGTTGAAATCTTTTACTTGGATAGGAAACAACAATAGTTCTAATAAAATTAGAAATAGTTTTAACTGTCAGGTGATTCCAAATTATTTGAACGTAGAGAAAGAAGATTATAAATTTACAGATTATAATTTCGACCATATATTTGTATGCCTCTCTCCACAATATGTTCCCAAAAATCACTGGCATTACTTCGCAATGTTTATAAGTGCTTTTGAAGAAATTGTTGGAAAGGATGCTACAATAATTACTCAAAAATTTGAAACCCAAGTCCGAAACGATTTAGTACATAATGAGATTCTATACCAACGTTCAAATGGTCGGTGATTACTTTCTTGTTCGTGGTTATGAAGATGGTAAACACTTCATGACCCGAGAGAAGTTTAATCCGACTCTTTTTGTCCCTTCAAACAAAAAAACAAAATATAAAACTCTAGATGGTGATTATGTAGAGTCAATTCAACCTGGATCAGTTAGGGATTGCAGGGAGTTTATTAAAAAGTATGAGAATGTAGAAAACTTTAAGGTTTATGGTAATGATAAGTATATCTACCAGTATATTTCTGAAATATATCCTGAGCAAGAAATTAAATTTGACATCAGTAAAATCAAACTGACCACTCTCGATATTGAGGTTGCTTCTGAAAACGGATTCCCAGATGTGGAATCTGCCGCAGAAGAAGTTCTTTTGATTACTATTCAAGATTATTCATCTAAAAAGATTCGTACCTGGGGTCTTGGACCTTTCCAAAATAAACAAAAGAATGTTGAGTATCGATCTTTCTCTACTGAATATGATCTCTTAACCGACTTCATTAATTGGTGGATGATAGAAGATAATACTCCAGAAGTTGTGACTGGGTGGAACATTGAATTGTATGATATTCCATATTTGGTTCGTCGTCTGGATCGTGTTCTAGGTGAGAAACTGATGAAACGCATGTCTCCTTGGGGTCTTGTTACCGAGGATGAGATTTATATTTCTGGTCGTCGTAACATTTCTTATGATGTTGGTGGTATTACGCAACTTGATTATCTAAATCTTTATAAGAAGTTTACTTATAAGGCACAGGAATCTTATCGTCTTGATTATATTGCAAGTGTAGAACTTGGTCAGAAAAAACTTGATCACTCCGAGTTTGATACCTTCAAAGACTTCTACACTAAAGGATGGCAAAAGTTTGTAGAGTATAACATTATTGACGTAGAACTTGTTGACCGTATGGAAGACAAGATGAAATTGATTGAACTTGCAATCACTATGGCATATGATGCCAAGGCAAATTATGCTGACGTGTTTTCTCAGGTGCGAATGTGGGACACGATTATTTACAACTACCTAAAAGAAAGAAATATTGTTATTCCTCCTAAAGAGAGATCTGATAAAGATTCCAAATATGCGGGGGCATATGTTAAAGAACCGAATCCTGGGATTTATGATTGGGTGGTCAGTTTTGACCTTAACAGTCTTTATCCTCATCTCATCATGCAATATAACATCTCACCAGAAACACTACTGGAAGAGAGACATCCATCTGCGAATGTTGAGAGGATCTTAAACGAAGAAATTAACTTCGAACTTTACAAAGATTATGCTGTTTGCCCTAATGGAGCAATGTTCCGTAAGGATGTGCGTGGATTTTTGCCCGAACTGATGGAAAAGATCTATAAAGATCGTACCATTTATAAAAAGAAAATGCTTGCTGCAAAGCAAGAATATGAGAAGAAAAAAACAAAAGAACTAGAGAAAGAGATTGCTCGGTGCAATAACATCCAAATGGCGAGAAAGATTCAACTTAACTCTGCTTATGGTGCCATCGGCAATCAGTATTTTCGTTATTATAAACTAGCAAATGCCGAGGCAATCACTTTGTCTGGTCAGGTTTCTATCCGTTGGATCGAGAACAAGATGAATGCCTATCTAAACAAGATTCTCAAAACTGATGGAGTTGATTATGTTATTGCTTCAGATACTGATTCTATTTACCTTAATATGGGTCCTTTGGTTGAACGTGTATACGAAGGAAGAGAGAAAACTACTCAGGGCATTGTCACTTTCCTTGATAAGATCTGTAAAGTGGAACTTGAGGAATATATTGAAGGTTGCTACAAAGAACTGGCTGAGTATGTGAATGCTTACGATCAGAAGATGCAGATGAAACGTGAGAATATTGCCGAACGTGGAATCTGGACTGCTAAGAAACGTTATATCCTGAATGTATGGGATAGTGAGGGTGTTCGTTATGAAGAACCCAAACTAAAGATGATGGGAATTGAGGCAGTTAAGTCATCAACTCCAGCACCTTGTCGCAAGATGATCAAGGATGGACTCAAGTTAATGATGAATGGCACAGAGGAAGATGTGATTCAATTCATAGATCAGTGCCGCACCGAGTTTAAGTCTCTTCCACCAGAAGAGATTGCATTTCCCCGTACTGCTTCTGATGTTCGCAAATATGCTGCATCATCGACCATTTATGCTAGCAAAACTCCTATTCATATTCGTGGAGCACTCCTATTTAATCATTATATAAAGGAGAAGAAACTTACGAACAAGTACTCATTGATTAGTAATGGTGAAAAGGTTAAATTTATTTTCTTGAAAAAACCGAACATTATACAAGAGAATGTCATTTCTTTTATTCAAGATTTCCCAAGAGAACTTGGTCTTGACAAATATATTGATTATGATTTACAATTTGAAAAGAGTTTTGTAGATCCTCTCAAATCAATTCTTGATGCGATTGGATGGAACGTAGAAAAAACAGTAAACCTTGAATTATTTTTTTCCTGATGGATTTCCTTAAAGATATTGTAAAAGAAATTGGTGGTGAGTATACGCAACTTGCTTCTGATATTGATGAGACTGAAACTTATGTTGACACAGGTTCGTACATTTTTAATGCACTGGTTTCAGGTAGCATATTTGGTGGTGTATCTGGGAATAAGATTACTGCTATTGCTGGAGAGTCTAGTACTGGAAAAACTTTCTTCAGCCTCGCCGTCGTTAAGAATTTTCTTGATACCAATCCCGATGGTTATTGTCTCTACTTTGATACTGAGGCTGCTATTACTAAATCCCTTCTAGAATCCCGTGGAATTGATACTTCTCGTCTTGTGGTTGTCAATGTTGTTACTGTTGAAGAGTTTCGTGGAACGGCACTCAAAGCAGTAGATATGTATATGAAAAAACCTGAAGGTGAACGCAATCCATGTATGTTTGTGTTAGACTCTTTGGGTATGCTTTCGACCAGTAAAGAGATTAATGATGCTCTGAATGATAAAGAAGTTCGGGACATGACTAAATCACAATTGATTAAGGGCGCATTTCGTATGCTTACCCTTAAACTTGGACAAGCAAAAATTCCGATGATTGTGACTAATCATACTTATGATGTCATTGGTGCCTATGTTCCTACTAAAGAAATGGGTGGTGGTAGTGGTCTTAAGTATGCTGCTTCTACTATCATATACCTCAGTAAGAAGAAAGAGAAAGATGGGACAGAGATCGTTGGAAACATTATCAAGGCAAAGACTGCTAAATCACGTTTAAGTAAGGAAAACAAAGACGTTGAAGTCCGTTTATTTTATGATGAGCGCGGTCTTGATCGATACTATGGTCTTCTGGAACTCGGGGAACTCGGTGGACTCTGGAAGAATGTTGCGGGACGTTATGAGATGGATGGGAAAAAAATTTACGCAAAGGAAATTCTGAGAAATCCCGATCAATATTTCACTGAAGAGGTAATGCAAAAACTTGATGAGATTGCAAAGAAAGAATTTAGTTATGGTTGAACTCAATGACTTTATTCATGTTTATGAGAATGCTTTAGAACCTGATATTTGTGAATTTTTAGTTTCTCTTTTTGAACAAACAACTGATAATCACGAAAGATATGATAATGAAGGTAAACCAAATTTTACTCAGTTTAATTTAACCCAACACCGAGAACTTACAACAGAAGTTAATCAAGTTCACAATCATATCATTAAAAAAATATTTGAATATCGTGATCAGTATTATGAATTTATTGATCAAAGAGTTTTTCCACAGGAACATGCTCTTGAACAATTTCGCATAAAGAAGTATAATCCTGGTGGAGAAGATCGTTTCGACACCCATGTAGATGTTGTTGATCATGAATCTGCAAGAAGATTTTTATCTTTTATGTGGTATCTAAATGGTGTTGAATCTGGTGGAGAAACAATCTTTAAAGATCTATCTGTTCAACCTAAGAAAGGAACACTACTGATTTTCCCACCACTTTGGATGTTCCCTCACAAAGGCAATCCTACTCTAAGTGGTCCAAAGTATATTATGAGTGCCTACTTGCATTATAAATGATGGAAAGAATTGAAACAACTATTCTCAGAAACTTAGTATTTAATGAAGACTATTCACGCAAGGTCATACCTTTCATACAACCAGATTATTTTGAGCAAAAGTCCGAGAAAGTTATTTTTGAAGAGGTTGTCCAATTTATTGTTAAGTATGGTTCGGCAATTACCGTCGAGGCACTTAATATTGAGGTAGAGAATCGTACTGATTTAACAGAAGACCAGATCAAAGAAATCCGAGAAATCAACAGTTCTCTGAATGATTTTCCTGTAGATAAGCAGTGGCTATTGGATACAACTGAAAAGTGGTGTAGAGACCGTGCCATATATCTGGCACTTATGGAATCAATTCATATTGCTGATGGAAACAACAAAGATAAGAATCGTGATGCAATTCCAAGTATTCTATCGGATGCTCTTGCGGTAAGTTTTGATAATAATATTGGTCACGATTATCTTCAAAATTATGAGGAACGATATGAATTTTATCACCGTAAGGAAGATAAGATCGAATTTGATCTAGAATATTTCAACAAAATCACGAAGGGTGGTCTACCTAATAAGACTCTCAACATTGCATTAGCCGGAACTGGTGTTGGGAAAAGTTTGTTTATGTGTCATGTGGCTAGCTCTGTCTTGCTCCAGGGGAAGAATGTTTTGTACATTACGTTGGAAATGGCAGAAGAAAGAATTGCTGAGAGAATTGACGCAAACCTTTTGAATGTGCCGATTCAAAATATTACAGACTTACCAAAACAAATGTTTGATAGTAAGGTCACAAGTCTTTCTAAGAAAACACAAGGTACTCTTATTATTAAAGAATATCCAACTGCTTCAGCACATAGTGGACACTTTAAGGCACTTTTGAATGAGTTGTCTCTGAAGAAGTCATTTAAACCAGATATTATCTTTATTGATTATCTGAATATTTGTGCTTCCTCTAGGCATAAGGCAAATAGTTCTATTAACTCTTATTCCTATATCAAATCAATTGCTGAAGAATTGCGTGGTCTTGCGGTAGAGTTTAATGTTCCGATCGTCAGTGCGACACAAACTACCAGAAGTGGATTTGGATCATCTGATGTGGAATTAACTGATACTTCCGAATCCTTTGGTCTACCTGCTACTGCCGACCTTATGTTTGCTCTGATTAGCACAGAAGAATTGGAGCAACTTGGTCAGATTATGGTCAAGCAACTGAAGAATCGTTATAATGACCCTACTATCTACAAACGTTTTATTGTAGGTATTGATCGTGCTAAAATGCGTCTCTATGATTGTGAGCAAACTGCTCAAAAAGATATACTTGACTCTGGACAAGAAGACGAGTATAATGACAATGAAGACAAGAAACCTAAAAAGTCATTCGAAGGATTTAAATTTTGATGGAAACTGCTAAACACGTTAATTTTAATAAGTATGCTGAGTTTGTAGATGCCGTAACTTCAGACGCATCAAAAGACTTTCTTGCACTTTCTGATCGTTTAGTTGAACTTGATGAAAAGGGTGCTAATATTGAACGACTCTTGACTGCCTCTGTCGGTATTAATGCTGAGGGTGGTGAGTTTATGGAGATTGTGAAGAAAATGATCTTCCAAGGTAAACCCTACAATGAAGATAATCGTGAACACCTGATCATTGAACTGGGTGATATTATGTGGTATGTTGCTCAGGCTTGCCTTGCTCTCAACGTAACTCTTGATGATGTAGTTGCTCGTAATGTTCAAAAACTTCTCAAACGTTATCCAGAAGGTGCGTTTGATGTGTATTTCTCTGAAAACCGTGCTGCTGACGACCGATGACTAAACAAAAACAAGTTACTATTAATCTTGATGTCTATACGGCAGCAGCAGTTCGTCAAGTTCTTTTTGATGCACAGAAGGGGTATGGTTTTCAACATACTCCAGAACGTATTTTAAATATTAGATCAGTTATTTCTAATATAGATACTAAACTTGAATCAATTATTGGAGGTTGATCATGACAGAACAAACTGTATCTAAAAAATCAAAGACTTCAAAACGTCTTTTAATTGCAGCTGCCGCCAGTCTTGCTATTGGTGGTGGTCTTGTAAACGCTGCACTAACCAACGAAGGTGAGGGTCTTCTTGGTGAAGGTGTAAAAATGATGCTTCCCTCTACTCGATAAACCTTACTTTTTTAAAACCATGTCTAAAACTAATATTGCTATTCTTTTTGGTGCTGCTATTGCTGTTGCTCTTGGTGGTCCTCTTGTTGTTCGTGCTCTAACTGCTGGTCCTCAGGCAACTTCTACTTCTGAAGCTGTAACTGCTGGAACTGCTGCTGCTGTTGACGGAGAACTTGCCCCTTACCTCACTTGCTTCAAGGTTGAAGAAATCGTGAAAAAACTGGGTGAGGGTAAAGTGGAGTTTAAAGGTATCCCTGCTCCACGTCATGTATGCTACAAAGGTGATGCTACTCTGAAACTCTGATTTATGTATCTTACCATTGAAAATGTATTGAGCACTGAAAACTTGGATAAGATCACTGCTCTTTTAAATGAAACTGCACACTGGCAAGATGGCAAAGAAACTGCTGGTCTTGCTGCTTCAACTGTAAAAGTAAATCAACAACTCAATCAACAGTCGGATGAATACGAAAGTATTCGTATGATTGTTGAAGAAGCATTGATCAAAAATCTTTTGTTCAATAGTTTTACTGTTGCCAAAAAAATCCATTCTATCCTTGTTAGTAAAACAGATGTTGGTGGAAAATATGGTGAGCATGTTGATAATGCGTTTATCAATGGTAAGAGAACTGATCTTTCTTTCACCATCTTTCTAAATAATCCTAGAGATTATGATGGTGGTATCCTTACATCAGATATGTTTGATGGGGTAAAGTTAAATGCTGGGGATGCAATAGTGTATCCCTCATTTACTTTACATGAAGTCACTGAGGTTACTCGGGGAACTCGTCTTGTGTGTTGTGGTTGGGTTGAGAGTAGAGTGAAAGATCCGATACAGAGAGACTTGCTTTTTGATTTAAATGCTGCTAAAATGACTCTCTTGGCAAATGAGGGAAAAACTGAGGTGTTTGATCTTGTTTGCAAATCTCATAACAATTTACTTCGTATATGGAGTAATTAATTGGGGAATTAGTTAAACGGTATAACGGGTGCTTTGCAAGCACTTATTAGGAGTTCGATTCTCCTATTCTCCACTCATGCCCGTGTACTCCAATGGTAGAGAGGGTGGACTTAGAATCCATACAGTGGAAGTTCGAATCTTCTCACGGGCATACTAAATATTTTTAACTAACTTTATATCTGACTAGATGGATTTTGGAGAAGAGGTATATAATATCGTAAAGTCTTTCAGAGACTTTAATGTAACTGTAAAATCTGCAAATTCTAAAAGCACCACCCTGATTGTAAAAGGACCAAATAGAGGTCAAATGCAACTCAAGTTAGAAGATGCAATGAGAAAATCTAGAATACCTAATGATAAAATATCAAGAGAAAAAGTAGGTGCATCTTCATTTCCAGCTACAGTTGTAAATCTAAAAAATGATAAAATCGTTATCATTTATAAACCAGTCAGAGAGGGTGCTGATAGGGGAGCACTCCAAACAAGGAATGTTGAATCTGCTCAGTGTTTGTATTCTGCTCTTGCATTTCATGTTTTGAAGAGAAGTATAAGAGTGGAAGATATTTCTGCCTCAAACTTTGAAAAATGTAAGAGGTATATTGATGTCGATGCTAGATTTGAAGACATGCTCAATATATCTGAGGATTGGATAAATTCTTCGATGCAAGGTGCGAACATGTTGTTTTCTAGTATTGATAAAAATATCAATTGGTCATTTCATAGAGGCAGTAGAAACGTTAATATTATTGAATCAAAATTTAAGGAGTTGAATAGAAAAGAAAGACTATTCAGTAATATTAATAAGTGGAGTCCAGCTGACTTTTATATGATAAGCAATTCAATGAGTGAACCTGATTGGAAATTGATTAAAGATGCAAAATCAATAAAATCTTTAAATCAAGTCATGGTTGAATTGATTGCGGACAAAAAACTAATTGGAGTTTCATTGAAAAAAATAACCAGAGTTCCAAAACCATTTAAATATTATAATCTTTCTGAGGATAGAAATGCTGATGATATTGAATATGCTGGAACGATAATTTATAAGAAAACTGATAATCCATTGAGTGCTATGGACACATTCACATTATGGAAACCTGGTGGAAAATATGAAATACAATGGAGATCAGATTCTGGTGGTCCATCTGGTTGGAAAGGAGAAATACAAGGATCTTCTGCAAATCAAGGTAAAATATCCTATGGTCCTATGAATAAAATTCTTAAATCATTTAATCTCCCAGAAATACCTAATTACACTAATAGTCCTAAATTAGATTCTGTAGATTTGATAGGTGAGATATACGATGATATTCAAAGTATTCAAAAAATGAATATGACTAAGGAAGAGTTTATTTTTCAAGTCAAAAACAAAGATGCTAAATGGAAGTATGCTAAATTTACTGGAGTTAAATTTGCAAAGATTTTAGAATCTCAATCAAGTAAAATACGTGATCAAATTGTTCGTGAGATATATTTTTATGCAAATTCTCAATCTCCAAATTCTGGACCTTATGGTAAGATTGAGTAAAATGAATCAACAAATACAAGACATTATTAAATCATTTGAATCATTATCAAAAACTAGAGGTAAGAGATACAATGATTTTTTGGCTCATGTTTATATGACTTTTGATAAGAAAATCTCATTATGTAAGTCAGATAAGGAAATGAATAAATATAAGAAAATGAGGAATAGTATCCTCAAATATATTGTTGTAAACGAACGAGCAATAACTACTGAAATCTGTAAGTAATGAAAAACTTTTTCCAATTTTTATCTGAGGCGGCTGCATCTCAACAGGCAGCCAGATTAGGATTAGTTGGTGATGGTCACGGAGGGTGGTACGATAAAAATGGTGAGTTCGTTGCCAAGACTGAAAAGGGACAATTAAAGTTCTATAACAAACGTCAAAGAATTGGTCAGCAAGATCCTTCACAGTCTGATAAAGAAAAGAGATTATCTCAAAGTACAACTGAACCAGCACCTCAACAAGAACCAGTTTCTCAACAACCTGCTCCACAGCAAGAACCACAGGCACAACAACCTGTAGAAATGGTTCCACCAGAAGTTGAGAAAACAAAAGGAACTCTGACGATTGCTTTTGGACGTTTCAATCCACCCACAACAGGACACGAAAAACTTCTGGATACTGTAGCAAAGTCTTCTGATGACGGAGATTATATTATTGTACCTTCTAGAAGTCAGGACAAGAAAAAGAATCCATTAGATCCGGATACAAAGGTTTCTGTGATGAGACAGATGTTTCCACAGCACAGTGAAAGGATTGTAAACGACACTGCAAATCGCACCATCTTTGATGTACTTAAGAAGGCACACATGGATGGGTATACAAATGTGAGAATCATTGGTGGTGCAGATCGAGTTAAAGAATTTGAAAAATTGACAAGTGGTTACAATGGTAAACTCTATCAATTTGATAATGTGGAAGTTCGTTCTGCTGGAGAAAGAGATCCGGATTCTGAAGATGATGTAACTGGGATGTCTGCATCAAAGCAAAGAAAAGCAGCAGCAGAGGGTGACTATAAAACTTTTCGTAAGGGTGTACCAGCATCGATGAACGAAAAGCAGGCAAAGGAACTTTATAATACTCTTCGTTCTGCAATGCAAATCAAAGAAGGATGGAGTCTCTGGGAAATTGCACCCAAGTTTGATTGGATTAATCTTCGTGAGAATTACATTCAGGAAAAAATTTACCAGGTCGGTCAACTGGTTGAAAATTTAAATACTGGATTGGTTGGTCGTATCATTCGTCGTGGAACTAACTATCTGATTTGTGTTACCGAAGATCACATCATGTTTAAGTCATGGATTAAGGATGTGATGGAAACTAAAAAGTATACAGAGGTTCATATGAGCAGTATTGAGAGAGTTCCTGGAAAACCAAATACTCTTTCTGGCACGGATGGATATAGAAAATACGTCGAAACAATGGTTCCTGGAAGTAGTTGGGGAAGACAATTCATAAATAAGTATAGGAAAAAGTAAGTAATTTAAGTCTTCCAATGAGTAAAAAAATTTTTGAGGAAACGGGTGGACCTAGACGTGGCCATGCTGCAGGTGCTACTGACGTAGAAAAGCAAGCATCTCAACTTGCTTCTGATACAAGATATAAAGTAAAACAATCTATGGGTAAGGGTACAAAGTTAAACCCTGCTCAGGTTTCTAAGGCATATCTTGCTCAACTGTCGAAGTCTCCTGCACCTCCAGCAGTCAAGGCACTTGCAAAAAAGAAACTCATTGGTGAAGAGTATACAGAAGATATCAAAAAGTTAGTTGAATCTTCTCTCGTGAATGCTCTTGTCCAGGTATTCTCAGAAGAATCTCACGAAAAGGTCTGGATTGTTGTAACGGATAAGAAGACTGGAAACACATATCGTCGTCGAGCAACACGTGAAAAGATTGCAGAACTTCGTGCAAATCCAAACATTTCACGAGTTGAAATTACATCCTATCATCCTGATGAAGATGATGATAAAAAAGGTGAAAAAACTGCAAGAGTAAAGGCAGGTAAGGGATTGAAGAATGATGGAAACCTTGCTAACAATTATCCTCCATATGATAAAGTAACTCGTGGTGATGTCATTGCTGGTGCCACAGGCAAAGACCAAATGGGTGGTAAGAAAAAAGTTAAAGAAGAATTCATTGGTGAAGTAAAGCAAAAGAGTGACTCAGAAAATAAGAAAATTACTGGAGAGAAGGTAAATAATTACAATGGTAAGGATGCTGTTATTAAAGTATTTCCAAGTCTTGAGGAGCAAATGAAGGATGAGGTTTCTGCACAACAGAAGACTCAAAAACCACAGCAAAATCAATCTGCTATCAATCAGGTTCTGATGGCAAAGCAAAGAGCAGATATGGCTCAAAGAGACTTAGCAATGAAGCAAAAGTCTGCATCGCAAAAAGGTGTAAATTTAACAGCACTCTCCGCATCATATGAACCAGAAGGTGATTCAATTGATGAGAAGATCACTGCTAAAACTGAGATGGGATCCGCAATCAAAGATTTCTATGCATCTAAGTCTCCTCAACTAGCAGGAAGAACTAAGGAAGAAAGAAGAAAGGCTGCGATTGCTGCGGTATTAACTGCTCGTCGTGGTGGTAAGAAACTTGGTGAAGAGTGTGGGTGTGAAGACGAGAAAGAACCAAAAATGAAAAAGACTGAGGATGGTGTGGAAGATCCAAGATCAATGCCAACAAAGATTAGTCTTGCTAAGAACAAGTTAAGATCGATGGGTCTTAAAATGTCTTACGAGCCAGAAGGTGAATCTATTGATGAACTCAATCGTTTTGAGAAAGAAACAGGAACATCTTCAGGTTCTCTCAACATGCCAAAAGGAAGACCAACTCAAAAAGGTGGTGATACCGATCCTGCACTAAGATCAGTTAGACAAACCATGCGTAGTATGACTGGTAAACCTGCTGGACAACGTAAAAAAGTTCCTGGTAAGAAGCCACCTACTGCGGGACAATATGGTGCTCCAGAATCTCCTGCACAAAAAGTAGCAAAACGTCGTGCTGCTGCTCAAAGGGCACAGGACAATATGAGTTCAAGATTTGATTGATTAATAAATAGGATAGGATACTCTCTCTATGGAGGACATCATGGGTGCCGCAGTAGCAGTGGTAAAACCACTTCTCATTAAAATTGCAACACATCCAGCAGTTAAGAACTTAGTTCTTGAATTGCTAGCAAAATATGTTAAATCAACTGATAATAGTATTGATGACGTTGTTTATCAGCTTGTTAAGGAGAATCTCTTTAAACCACAAGTATGATTACTTGTCTTGTAACTAATTGGGGAGTAACCATTGTTCTGGGTGTACTACTAACTGCTTCTGAGTGGTTGGCGAAAACAAAAAAATTTGAGGAAAATGGGTTACTTGATTTAAAGACAAACTTCCTAAGAATAATTTTGCACAAAAGAGACAAAAATTAAAAGTCTCTTTTTTTTATAAATATCAATATAATAAAGAAATTTACAGGTAAGTCACATGTCTCTTTGGGGAAGAAACGATAATAGAGGTTCAGGAGGAACAGTAAGCCTGAACTATTCAACCCGAACTGTTACTGGATCTGGAACAACCTTTGGGCAGGTTGGAGCGGCTGCAACTGGTGATATAATTCGTTTTGGAATTAGAGGTGCCGGTGGAACCTATTTTGGTGATGCAGTAATTGTAGGCATTGCAAGCACAACTGTATTGACCATTGGTTCAACAATGGGACTGAGTGGTGCAGCAATTGCTGCGACGAGTTTCTATATTAGTGAACTGCCAATCTACACCGTTGGTGATTATAGTTATAGCAACAAACTCGATTCTGCACCAACTCTTAAAAATTTTGGCATTACGGGAACCGCAACCACAAATGCAAACGTTGGAGTTCTTACCGTTTCTGTAGTTCCACCATCTGGATTAGTGGTGGGAGATACATTATTAAATAATGGTAATGACATTGTGATTTCCACAATTGGAACTTCTACGATTACTTTAGGTTCAACAATTTCTGCTGGTATTGCTACTGGTGCTACTCTCACCTTTAAGAGATTTACTGCAGGATATGATAAGCAAGTTTATGGCATTTCAACTTCTGCTACCAATGTTCCAGCAGCATATAGAGGATTTACTCATCAAGGTTGGGTAGGAGTTACAACATATAAAGATACTCATGGAAATCTAAGAGTTAAGAGTGAAGTTCTTGTAGCAATGTCTGGTATTACAACTGGATCTGATGGCATTTTATATCCAACACCAAGATAATTGATATATGAGATTTGATGAATTGAATGAGGACAACTACTTAATATTTGCTATAAAATTTTATAATAATCCTCAAGCAGTAACTAAAGAAGATTTTGAAGATGATCTAAAGAGGATCAAATATATTAAACGACTCTTAAAAAGATATAAAAATACCGGTGAATTGAAAACTCATCTTATTTTAAATCACTTAACAGTTTTGTTTAATGTATTTGATGATGCTGCTGTACCATTATTATTCTTTAATTTAGAAAAAGATCTTTGGCCTTACATTAAAAGTTTTCTTTTATTTTTGAATAGACTTCCAGAATATCCTAAGAGTGAAATTGATGATGTAAAGGTAGATGATAATTGCATATCTCAATTGCAAAAAATCTAATGGACATCAATAAAATTATTCACATTGTTAGATCTTTAAAAGAAGATACATCTATTGCTAACGTAATAGGAACATCAAATCCTGGTGAAAAGGCACTTGGATATAATATAGAAACAGGTACACCCCCAGTTAAAAAAACATATGCCAAAGGTGGAAAAGGATCACGAAAGTGGTGGTTACAGTACCTAAGAGGAAAAAAAAATGTTCGGTAACGATTCTAAAGTAGAATTAGCCGTGCTTCAAGAAAGATTCAAAGCACATGAACAAATTATTGATAAAGTTGATACTGCAATACAATCTCTAAGTGAGACAAATCAAAATATTTGCAAGATGTTAGCTGTTCATGATGCAAGAATTGAGCAATGTGGTAAAGATGATGAAAAACTTTCTAAAAAAGTCAAAGACATAGAAATAAAACTTGACGGTCTATATAAATTTAGATGGCAGGCAGGTGGTGTTCTTGCCGTAATAGTCGTGATAGTTGGGATAATTAATTCATTTGTTCCCAAATTATTGACTTCTACACCCCCCGCTGCTAGAGTGGAAAGATCAAAATAATCTTACATAATGGATTTTGTTGACTCCAAGTACATTGGACTCGTATCATCACGTCTTCAGAAATTTAAGAGGGTCAAGTCGGATCTCTACAACTTCCGATGTCCTATTTGTGGGGACTCTCAGAAGAACAAAAACAAGACAAGGGGTTATCTATACCCTGTAAAGAATAATACTAACTTTAAGTGCCATAATTGTGGTGCGAGTATGTCCTTTAACAACTTTCTCAAAGAGATTGATACTGTGCTTTATAAACAGTACGTAATGGAGAAGTTTAAGGAGGGACACACTGGTAAGGGTTTTGTTGTGGAAGAACCCAAGTTTGAGTTTACTAAACCACTTTTTAAAAAGAAACTGGATTTGCCAAAGGCATCGGAGGTGCAAATTGCCAGAGAATATCTAGAGAAAAGAAGATTAGATCCAGAAAAGTTTTATTTTGCTCACAAATTTAAAGAGTGGACAAATTCTCAAAAAATTACATTCAACACCATTAGTAGAGATGAAAGCAGAATTATCATACCAATGTATGATGCTGATAGTAATCTCATAGGTTTTCAAGGAAGATCTCTAGGTTTAAATCCTGTTAAATATATTACAGTGATGCTTTATGACGATTCTCCAAAAGTTTATGGTCTCGATAAAGTGGATTCCTCAAAACCAGTTTACATTGTTGAAGGTCCTTTTGACTCGACATTCATTGACAACTGTATTGCAATGTGCGGCAGTGACTTTGTATTTGATAGGATACAGTATCCTGATTGTATATTTGTTTTCGACAATGAACCAAGAAACAAAGAAATCGTCAATCGAATATCAAAAACAATCGATAGAGGTGATAAAGTAGTTATTTGGCCAACATCTATCCAGCAAAAAGATATTAACGATATGGTAATTGCTGGACTTAACGTTATGGATGTGTTAAAATTGAATACCCACTCAGGTTTAGAAGCAAAAATTAAGTTTAACAATTGGAAGAAGGTATGAGCAACGGAACAAATGTTTTAAAGAGAGATGGTAATACCGAGCCTCTTGACTTGAATAAACTTCACATTATGGTGGAGGAAGCTTGTAAAGATCTTGCAGGAGTGTCTGCATCGCAAGTTGAAATGCAGTCTGGTATTCAATTTTATAACGGTATTACAACAGCAGAAATTCAGGAAATCTTGATTCGATCTGCTTCCGATCTTATCGATCTGGATCACCCCAATTATCAGTTTGTGGCTGCTCGTTTATTGTTGTTTTCACTTCGTAAGCAATTATTTGGTCGTATGCACGAAGCACCGACTATAAGGCAGCATGTGGATCAATGTATTAAAAAAGGAGTTTATGATCCAGAAATTGTAAATCTCTATACTGATGAAGAGTTTGATAAACTTGAGTCAATTATTGATCACAGTCGTGACTACTTGTTCACTTATGCAGGTCTACGTCAGGTCGTTGATAAGTACCTCGTGCAGGACAGAAGTTCTGGGGCACTTTATGAAACGCCACAGTTTATGTACCTTTTGATTGCAGCAACCATCTTTTCCAAGTATCCAAAAGAAACACGTTTAGATTACGTTAAAAAGTACTATGACGCAATCTCAAAGCACAAAATCAACATTCCAACCCCCATCATGGCAGGAGTGCGAACGCCACTTAGACAATACGCTAGCTGTGTCCTTGTTGATGTTGATGACACCCTCGATAGCATCTTTACTAGTGATATGGCTATTGGCAGATATGTTGCACAAAGGGCGGGTATCGGTATCAACGCAGGTCGAATCCGTGGCATCAACAGTAAAATCAGAGGTGGAGAAGTACAGCATACGGGTGTTGTCCCATTTCTCAAAAAGTTTGAGGCAACTGTCCGATGCTGCACTCAAAATGGCATTAGAGGTGGATCAGCAACTGTCCACTTCCCAATCTGGCACCAAGAAATAGAAGATATTCTTGTATTAAAAAATAACAAAGGAACCGAAGATAATCGTGTTCGTAAGTTAGATTATAGTATCCAAATTAGCAAACTGTTCTATGAACGATTCATTCAGAACGGAGAAATCTCTCTCTTCTCTCCGCACGACGTTCCTGGTCTTTATGATGCTTTTGGCACTGATGGATTTGACGAGTTATATGTATCTTATGAACGAGATGCATCTATTCCAAGAAAAACTATTGGCGGTCAAGAACTATTTCTTTCACTCCTGAAAGAACGTGCTGAAACTGGTCGTATTTACATTATGAATATTGACCATTGCAATTCTCACTCCTCGTTTATTGATAAGGTTGAGATGAGTAATCTATGTCAGGAAATTACTCTGCCTACAAAACCACTCCAACACATTGACGATACTGATGGTGAAATTGCTCTCTGCATCCTTTCTGCTATCAACGTTGGTAAAATTAAGACTAACGAAGACCTTGAAGTTCTTTGTGACCTTTCAGTGCGTTCTCTAGACGAACTGATTGACTTTCAAGGATACCCTGTCAAAGCAGCAGAAATTGCCACTAGAGCACGTCGTTCACTTGGAGTAGGATTTATTGGTCTTGCACACTATCTTGCCAAGCACGGTGAGCACTACGATGATCCTGGTGCCTGGAAACTAGTCCACGATTTGACTGAGGCATTCCAGTATTACCTGATTCAGGCAACGGTCAATCTTGCAAAAGAAAAAGGTGCTTGTGAGTATTCACATCGCACTAAGTATGCTCAGGGTATTTTGCCGATTGATACATACAAGAAGGACGTTGATGAAATTGTTCCGAATAACTTAAAGTATGATTGGGAAGGTCTTAGAGCACAAGTTAAACAATACGGAGTACGGAACTCAACATTGTCCGCACAGATGCCATCGGAGAGCAGTTCCGTTGTGTCAAATGCAACAAATGGAATCGAACCTCCTCGTGGATACCTGTCCATTAAGAAGTCGAAGAAAGGACCACTTAAACAGATTGTTCCCCAATATCAATCACTTAAGAATAATTACACGTTGCTGTGGGATATGCCTAGCAATCGTGGTTATATTCATATTGTTGCAGTTATGCAAAAGTTCTTCGATCAAGCGATTTCTGGAAACTGGTCATATAATCCAGAAAATTATTCCGATAATGAAGTTCCTACTTCGGTAATGGCACAAGACCTTTTGACTACATATAAGTATGGTTGGAAGACCAGTTACTATCAGAATACTTATGATCACAAAACTGATGAGGTAGAAGAATCCAAACCAACATTGAATGATTTAATTTCTGATATTTTAAACACGGAGGAAGAAGATTGTGAGTCTTGTAAGATTTAAAACCAATCTAAAGGAGAAACCAATGGTCAATTCAATGACCGTTTTTAACTCTCAGGAAGTAGATACTAAAAAACAACCAATGTTTTTTGGACAACCACTAGGAATACAAAGATACGATTCTTACAAGTATCCAATTTTCGATAAACTAACAACACAGCAACTAGGTTATTTCTGGAGACCCGAAGAGGTGTCTCTCCAGAAGGATCGTGGTGATTATCAAACTTTACGTCCAGAACAAAAACACATCTTCACTAGCAACCTGAAATATCAGGTAATGTTGGATTCGGTTCAGGGTCGTGGACCTGGTATGGCATTTGCTCCATACTGTTCACTTCCCGAACTAGAAGCATGTATGAAAGTATGGGAGTTTATGGAAATGATCCATTCACGATCATATACTTACATTATCAAAAACGTATACTCAGACCCATCTGAAGTTTTTGATACTATTCTAAAAGAAGATCGTATTATGGAACGTGCCGTGAGTGTCACTCAGGCATATAATGATTTTATTAATAGTGCTCATCAATATGACAATTCGAATGAGTGGGTTCACGCATTAGAACAAGTACCCTACGCACGAGAAGCAAGGTATGAACTCAAGAGAAAACTTTTCAGAGCAGTTGCAAACGTTAATATTCTTGAAGGTATTCGTTTTTACGTCAGCTTCGCTTGTAGTTTTGCGTTTGGCGAACTCAAGCTTATGGAAGGAAGTGCAAAAATCATCTCACTGATTGCTCGTGATGAAAATCAGCATCTGGTTATCACACAGAACATTCTGAATAAGTGGAAAGAAGGTGATGATCCAGAAATGGCACGTATCGCCAAAGAGGAAGAGCAATGGTTTTATAAGACCTTTGAGAATGCTGTGAACCAAGAAAAACTTTGGGCAGAGTATCTGTTCAAAGACGGTTCTATGATTGGTCTAAATGACAAACTGTTACAGCAGTATGTTGAATGGATTGCGAATCGTAGAATGAAGGCAATTGGACTCAAACCACTTTATGATATTTCATCGAAAAATAATCCTCTTCCATGGACTGAGCACTGGATCTCTTCTAAGGGACTTCAAGTTGCCCCACAAGAAACAGAAGTTGAGTCCTACATAGTAGGTGGGATTAAACAAGATGTTACCAAAGATACTTTCTCAGGATTCCAATTATGATGAGTGGTGTGAGCAGGAAATCTTGAACACATACCAAGAAGCAGCCGAGCATGATGAATATTTGTTTGGCGATTATGATTACTGCAAAGAATGGATAGAGGGTCATTGACCCTCTTTTTTTATAAATAGTCATAGGAATTCCAACAAGTATAAAAATGTTATCGTCTGATTTAAGAAGTGTTTACGAATCTTATCAAAACATTTATGAAGAGGGAGATGGAATCTCCTGTGAAATGATTGAAGAAATTGTAGAAGAACTCATCGAAGAGTGTGTAGAGTATGGGTATACCCTTGATGAGGCAGCAGATACTGTAGAAGAGGCAGCAACCGAGTATCTGATGGAACTCAATCCTTATGCTCCTGCTGGATCTAAGGAAGCAAGAGCATATCAAAAGTCTACTACTTCTACCAAACGTGGAGAAGCACGTAAGGCAGCAGTAAAGGGTGCTGTAGAACGTGTGAAAGCAAAGGCAAAGGGTGCTAAGGCAGCTGCTGGAATCGCAGGTTCAATTGCTAAGGATGAGGCAAGAAGAGCAGGACGTGCTGCCAAGCAGGCAGTTACCAGCACGGCCCAGAAGACGAAGGAGAAGGTCAAGAGTGGTGTCAAGGGTCTTCTAGGAAAAGGTCTCCGTGCTGCTGCTGGTGCTGCTGGATCAGTCGCACAGAAGGCACGTAAGGCAGGTGCTGCTGCTGGCAGAGCTGCTGAGAGGCTTGGTGAAGAGGTTATTGATGAAGCATACAAAGAACTTCCTACTGATAAAATGAGAGGAAAGGTTATTCAACATGCTGCTTCTGGTACAAAGAGAGCATTTCTGTCAAAACTTAAAGGACAAAAAGGAACCACAGCAGGTAATGTTGAAGATGCAAAAGCAATGAAATCTTTGAATAAGGCAAAAAAAATTCAAGGTGAAATTAAAAACAGAGAACAAATGGGATCAGATTTTTATCAGGGTTCCAGAGAAGGACGTGCTCTTGCCAATAAAAGACGAGGTAGAATGAAAGAGGGTTATGATATTTTTGATGTAATCCTTGAGCATTTGGTTGCCGAAGGTTATGCAGATACTAATGAGAATGCTCTCGTTATCATGGCAAACATGAGCGAAGAGTGGAGAGAAGAAATTCTTGAAGGTTCTTACGAAGATAGAATTGCTGCTAACAACAAAAAATACGATAGAAATCGCCAAAGAGCAGCACAAAGAGCAGCAGCAAGAAATGCCGCTAGAGATGCTGGTAAGACTGGAGCAGTGCCTGGGGTTGGTTATGTAACTCCTAGACGTGAAAGTGAGACTTATAGAGATTCTTCTGGTACTGAAAGACATAAATCTGGTGCTAAAATGCCAAAAAATGATAAGTAATATAAAATTCACATAACTCTAAGCACCCTCTTGACAGGGTGCTTTTTTATTGCTAGACTAGGTTTGTCTCCGTTGAAGATAAATAATAGCTCATAAAGACTTTAAGTATGAGCTATGAAAACCCCTGGATCTACAATGGGGAAATATTTGATTCAATTGATATTCAAGATTATTTTGGCTTTGTATATCATATACATTGCCGTTCAACTGGTCGTAGTTATATTGGTCGAAAGTATTTCTGGAGTTTCCGCAAACCAGCAGGAAAATCTAGAAAAGTTAAGTCAGAGTCTGACTGGAAAAAATATTATGGATCCTGTCCAGAACTTAAAGCAGACATTGACCTTTGGGGAAAAGCATCCTGCGACAGAAGAATACTTAGCCTCCATACAACAAAAGGGCAGTGTAACTACGAAGAAACAAAACAACTTTTCCTAAATAATGTGTTGATCGAGTCTCTTGACGATGGTTCTCCTGCGTACTATAATAGCAATATTCTAGGACGCTATATGCGAAAAGATTATGGAAACTTTGGAAAAGACTCTTCGCCAAACACATGATTGGGCAGTTGATCGTATTCATACTCTCTGTGAAAAAAACATTGAAGATGCCCATGCGATTCAATCTGAATTTAGTGAATGGTTGAATCCAGAAATCTCAGATCATGATATTTTCTCATTAGAGTTCATAGGAGAGGGAGATGACACTAGACCTTCACAATTTTTTTAAATTTTACGACGAAAACAATTTAAATCATGTTGCAGCAGTTCAATGGTTGGAGGATAACCTACCTGCTCAATTCCTTGACGATTCGGAAACCGATTGGATTGGAATTTTCAGAACTAAACCACCTACACCAGCAGTTCTGAACGTTCCATATTTCAATCAAGTAGACAATTACCGAGATGCACATAGAACTTGTAACAGTTCATCATGTGCTATGTGTCTTGCGTTCCTCAAGCCAGGAAGCATTAAAGGTGATGACGAATATGTCAAGAAAGTATTTGCGATTGGTGACACTACTGACCATGCTGTACAGACGAAAGTTTTGGCAGGTTATGGAGTTAAGTCACACTTTAGTTACAATCTTTCTTTTGCTGATATTGATAAGAGTCTTGATGCTGGGAAACCTGTTGTTATTGGTATCCTTCATAGGGGTTCTCTTTCTGCACCTACTGGTGGGCACATGTGTGTTGTGATTGGTAAGACTCCAGACGGTAAGGGATATTATGTTAATGATCCATATGGTTCATTGAACGATAACTATACTGGTCCTGTAACTAACGGTAAGAAAACAATTTATACGAAAGCAGTTCTTAAGCACCGTTGGTGTCCAGGAGGCAACGATGGATGGGGCAGAATCTTCGACTAGATTTAAGGCAAAGATGCTTAAGGTCATTAAAGATCTTACAAATAGTGGAAGGCATCTAGAGGCAAACGAACTTTATCAACGTTATTTCGGAGACAACAATGGCAAGAATCGATCTACATAACTTCTTCAAGTTTTATGACGAGAAGAACCCCAATCACGTTAAAGCAGTGCAGTGGTTGGAAGATAACCTCCCAGTCAAGTATCTAGAAGATAATATTGATTGGGCGGAAATTTATCGTGGAAAAAAGACTAGTGCTGCACCAGTATCCACACCCACTGCTGCAGCTACTGTGACAGGTGGTGATGATATGCCTATGATGGGATTAAAACTCATCAAAGAGTTTGAAGGATGTCATTTAAAGGCATATCCAGATCCTCTCACTGGTGGACTTCCAATCACTATTGGTTGGGGTTCAACTCGTAAGAAAGATGGATCGGCATTTAAACTTGGTGATACTTTAACTCAGCAAGAAGCAGATGAACTTCTTATTGAACAGTGTAAGAAAGAGTTCCTTCCTGCCTTGCGTAAAATCCCTCATTGGAGTGAAATGTCTGATGGAAAAAGAGGCGCTCTGCTCAGCTTTGCTTATAATCTTGGTGCCGGTTTTTACGGTGGTGATAACTTTAATACTATTACTAAACGCTTGAAGAATAAAGAGTGGGACTTAGTTCCCGATGCGCTTTATCTCTACCGCAATCCTGGTTCAAATGTAGAAGCAGGCCTGGCACGTAGAAGAAAAGCAGAAGGTGAATCTTGGAAAAAAGGTTAACTTCACACTAAGGACAAATGGAAACAACTAAAAAAGAAAAATGTATGGGACAAGTTATTCGTATTGCCATTTTGAGTTGGTCTGCTGCTCTTCTAACCGCTAGCTATGCTGGTATGCTATCCAAAATGGATCCTACTTTTATTGCTACGGTGTTCACTGCATCTGCTGCTACCTTTGGTATTAATACAATGAAGAAAGGTGGTGAAGATGATGAGAAGAAAGAAGAACCTCGTAGAGAAGAAGTTGTAGAGGCACCACCAGAACCACCAGCACCTGAAGAAGTTGCTGCTGCAGAACAATCTCTTGAAGCAAGAGTTGAAGTTCTGGAAGGTCAGGTTCAACCACGCACAGGAGCTTGATGGCAAAGTCTGCAAACAAAGGTAAGAAGGGTGGAGCAGGTTCTGCAAATAATAAAAAGCAGAACTCTGGCAATGCCAATGCAAACAAGGCAAAAAACGGTGGCAAGAAAAAATGAGGTATTATGCCAAGAGAATGGAACACTCCCATACGGGAACCCTGGAATCCTGTAATTAAAAAGTGTCTGGATGCCGTCGATGAACACACTCGACAGCATCTTAAGACAGGTGATGAGTGGCATCTTTCTCAAGCAGAAATCTTAAGAAAGTATGTAAAAGACCTAAAAGTATGGATACATAAAGAAGAGGGATGGTGGAATGAATGAGTTTCCTTTGGGAGTGTTCACCATCCTTTTTTGTGGACTCACATTTACGGCATATATTATTTACTACATATTGAAGTTAGCACACGAGGAAATGAAAGATGGCAAAATGGATTCACAAGAACGGTCATTCACGACCAGACAAGAGAACGATTAAAAAGGGTGGAAAGAAAAAATGAAACATTTAGCAATCATTTTGTCGGCAACAAGTCTGGCAATTAGTGGGGCACTTTGTTATGGTGCTTATGTGACTTACAAGAAAGCAGAAGCAATTCTCAACAACCCAGAGCAGTTTGTTGGTAAGGTTGTAGAGAATCAAGTTAATAAGGCATTTGAAAAATTACCTATTCCTAAAAATATTCCAGGAATTAAATTATTTTGAATGAAACTCTTTGTACTGCCTTTGTTTATCTTTCTTCTGTTCTTTCTTAAGTAATTTATTGACTTTTTTTAGAGACTGACTTTTCTCAAACGCAAAGTATATTTGAAGTTCATATGGGGTAAGATCTCTATTCAGGAGTTTCTTACCCCTTACAAATATCTGTTCTACAATTGGTTTGAATTTTTTTACCATCCATTCCACCAGAGATTTGCCAACAAGAGCCGCAGCAACAGAAGCAGTAGCAGTGGTGCCAGCAAGAATAACTTGCTCTTTAGGTGGGACTGGAACTTCTCCGACGATTGGTACTTCAATGACAGGAACTCCTAAATTTTGGGTTGTTTCTGTATTGGTTTCTTTGATTATCTTGTCTTGTATTGATTCTTGAGGAACTTGAATCTGTGGAATAATGGGTTTACTATCAGGTAATCCTCTGGTCTTTTCTTCTTGTTCTTGTTGTTGTTTTTGTTGTTCTGCTCTCACCGCAGCATCAAACTCTTCTTGAGTTGGAACATCAATGATTGGATATTTCAATGTTGGGTTAGGTACATTAATAATTGGTAGAGCAAGTCCGTGTGATACTGAGCGTTCTGTTCCTCTTGTAATAGGAGGTTCTATCGTAGGAATAATTGGTGGTGAGTCAATTTTTACGACCGATGACCTTATTTGAGGTATTTCCATTGATTACATCCTGTACATTTGGATACTTAACAACTACATCAGCACATATTTTTGCATAAGGACTCTGTGGATGAAATGATATTCCGTTCTTAATTGCTTCACCACACTTCAACAGACGAACTAGTTCAAAATCAAGTCGTGCCTTATCTGCCTCTGCCTGCTGCCTGGTTATTTCAGTTCTGACTCTTGCCTTACAAAGTTCCTGAAACGACCCATCAAGAGGTATAGAGAATCCTGCAGAGAGTCCTCCATTAAATGAATTGGTTTGATATGTTGTTGGATCAGTACTACCTGCAAGACTATTGTATCCAAAGGTCTGGAGATTCAGAGTTGGACCTTGGCAAGAAACACCACTACCATAAGTATTCACAGAAAAAGGACCCTGTAGCACCTGTACCGCCTGGTTGGTTACATTACCAGTTGCTGATGCTGAGGGTCCCGCAATATTCGTGTTGGAGGGTGCTTCAGCAAATACAGGAGACCCTAAACCGATTATTGTGTGAAGACCGATAATGAATTTGTGGTAGACTCTTCTACCGTTTTGCGATCTATCCATGTTTCTTTCGCAATTCCAGGAGTCAAGTGAGTTTCACTAAACTGGAACGGAGCACCTTGCGTTTGAATTGTGTAGTTCGCACCTGGACCAGGACGGTCAGGAATATTAATATTGGTGCCAGTGACAGTATAAGATGTCCCAGTTGTATATTCTATTTGTTTGATGACTTCAACCACCTCAGTGCGAGTTTTGGTCTCAGAAGTAATTGTGCCACTTGTAAAATTAGGAGTGACAGGTGCTGCAAAACAAGGAGATATAAGTCCCGTTGCAAGCAGCAAAACGGGAGTTATGGATCTCACTTGAATACGCTTAATTCAACGGTTCTTTGTGCAGTACCAGTGCTTCCAGGACCACCAGCAGTGATGGTAGGAACACCAGTTGCGCTTAGAGTACCAGCAAGAGATCCTTTATCTCCACCTAACTGGGTAGTAGAGTTACTATAAAGGTTGGGAGCAGCAATTGTTCCAGAAGCTGCCGACTGAGAGGTGACAACTGTATCAGCAGTAATTGAGGATTCACTGAAAGAAAATGCCGAACCATTCGTGTTGATTGCGTAAGAACCTGCGGAACCAACTCCACCAAGAGTTGTTACATTGATATTTGTTCCAGAGACGGCATATTGTCCACCGACTCTAGTTGATTGTACAGCAGCACCCTGAACGTTTAATTGTACGGAATCAACAATTTTTGATGTAATTTCAGCAGCACTTGCAGGAGTGATAAAGAATAACGAAAAGGCTAGTAGAAGTCTTTTCATTGTTCTAAAGATTATTAACTATCTTATTTATGAAAGACACTTTCAAAATGGTCATCTTGACAAATCCTAAATATTAACTTATTATGAGCGATCCCATGCAAGTGGGTTTTTTATTATTAGTCCTTGATGTGACAATTAGAGCCGTGGGCACTGCCCCTGAGAAGGGGAACTTCTCCTTTGCCTATACGGATGTAGAGTTCAATTAAAACTAGTGCAAAATTTCTTTACAGTAGCCATGCCTCTTTTGGCAACGGTTACAACCAATATGGCAACACTGCCATTTCAGAATTATAAAATGCAGGGTCCTCCCCCACCTCCTTATTCAATTATTAAGGAGTTTGATTTAAAAACTGAAAAGACAGCGACCAAAGAGGTTGCTCCCGAAAAACCTAAAGAGATAAGGTTAATTTGTAAAGGGTGTAATGAAAATGAAAATGCTACCCTGGCATACTTCCAGGATCGTGGTATTAAAGACAGAAACGCCCTTGCTACCATTATGGGCAATATTAGACAGGAATCCACATTCGTGCCTAATATCTGCGAAGGTGGTAGCAGAACCAGTTGGAGTAACTGCGGACGTGGTTACGGACTGATTCAATGGACATCTGCCGATCGTTATTATGGATTGGGTGATTTTGCTAAGAAGTTTGGTGGTTCTCCATCAACACTTCAAACGCAACTTCGTTATCTAACAAATGAAGTTCAGTGGCAACGAATTGAAGACCGTATGAAGACTCCTGGAAAGTCTATCAATCGTTACATGGACTATGCGTATAGTTGGATTGGTTGGGGGCATCATGGTGCTCGCACGTCGTATGCTCATGAGTATGCTTCCAAACTGATCACGGTAGAAGTTTAAAACTGAATAGGTGAGAGGGGTTGACACCTGCTCCTCTCCCATCTATAATACTCTCATAGGCAAAGGGGGTCCAAACCTCTTGTAAGACCTGCCCCTCCCATGCCTCTCAACGATGCACAAACAGGGAGGTCCCTTGCCTCAGTAACTCAGTGGACTAGAGTATCCGCCTTCTAAGCGGTTAGTCGTAGGTTCGAATCCTACC